TATTGGTGTCAAGTATGAGTACTATGAAGCAAACTTAAGACATAGTAAATCACTTGATAAACCAAAACCAAATCTAAGAGACAAAGGTAACGCATGGTTTATACCATACGAAACTATTAATAGCAAAGAACTTAGAGGAAAACATCCTGCTGTATTTCCAACTAAGTTAGTTGAAGATTGTTTAAAACTTACTGGTATTGAAAATGGAATAGTTCTCGACCCATTCATGGGAACTGGAAGCACAGGAGTTGCATCACAAAACTTATCATGGACATATATCGGATATGATATTGATGAAGATTATGTTAAGTTTGCGACACAAAGACTTAACAAAGGTTTGACAAACTTTTTAAGTTGATATATAATAACGTGATATGAACGACAAACCAGTTGTTTACATATTGCATTTACCTACTAATATAGAGGATTACAATTAAATGAACCAATTAAATGTTGGGGAGTGGTATGCACTTCCTGGTGTTGATGATGTCTTGATAGGACTCATAACACGAAAAGAATTTTTAGATTATCCAGAGTGGATAACACAGCGAAATACACGCAACAGAATTAAAAAGAAAGGTGTAATAGATCATCTTAGAAAATTATTTCCAACACATCATATAGTTGCACTTGGAGAACTATTAGAACCAGATATTTGGGAAGATGGAGAAGAATACGATACAGGAGATACATGGAGACTAGACGCTAATTCAAGGGGATTGGTGTGGGAAGAAGGACTCTCAGATAGAGTACCAGAAAATGTCTTGGCAGTTAAGTATCGTGGTAAAACTCTTAAAGATTTAAGAAGTATATACTGGGCATTTGATAATCCTACAGCAGCTGAAATAGCTGCAGAGGTTGTTACTGGTTGTATGAAATCTTTAAAATTTACAGCAAAAACTAAAAAGTTTCAAGAAGGTCAATTTGTGACAGCATTATCATATACTTGTATGTTTGATAATCCAGAGGAGTATGGAAGTAGAGGACTATGGACAGAATCTAATGACAGCAGTATCACACAGAGTGAATACAAGAGAATGAAAACCTTGCAAGCAGTATATGAATACTTGCCAACTATCAAAGCAGTTGATGATTTGTTATCAATAACAGGAGTCAATAGTTGCTACGATCAAACATTCCTAACTTCTTTATTCTTATATCATATAAAATCTGAAGCAGACTTCTCAAGAAATGTTATTAAGTTATGCAAATTACTTGCAGAAACTAAAGATGATGATGGAGAAGTTGAACCAGTTGCAATAGCAAAGAAAGGAAAACTTACACCTGCTGGTTGGATTGTAAGAGAGAATGTAAAATTCTATTCAAAACCTACAGACATTCAAATCCCTAATAGGGGTAAGATTGATGGATTTTATGAAGGAGTGCCATTCTTTACTTACTGGATTTCCATTGCAGATAAACATGGCAACAAAGATCATAAGCAAAATGTAGGTGCGAGACAAGGATACAAAAGATGGTTTAATGATACATTCTTAAAGAGAGCAGATGTGTCATCACTTGAAAAAGCATTCAACTTGACAACCTCATGATTACACCTTATAATGGACTCGACCCTAGAAGAGGTATGAACAACAAAGGAATCACACTCAAATCAATGATAAAGCAAATTAATAAAGCTTTAAAGAAACCCGAATTGTACACTGATGATGAACTACATCATCTAAAGAAAAAACGGAGAGAGTTTATTGATGTTGAACGAAGATCGAACCTCGAACAAAGAGGTGGATTTGGAGTATGAAAAATTTGGTCTTACATGGGAAGGAGTTGAGAGAGTTGAATCGTCAGAAGATGATTGGGTCTCTAATATTCTTGGCAACCAAAGTGATGCTATTAATTCTACTCTAAACAGATAGACCAATTTTTATACTGTCACAACCCCTTGCACAAAGGGGTTTTTTCTTGTATAATAATATTATTGAAGTTATTATTATGCAATTACGTCCACATCAAATGAAAGCACAGGAGTCAATGGACAGGCATGATGTAGGTCAAGTGATTGTGCCTACTGGTGGCGGTAAAACATATATCATGATACATGACGCTATCAAAACATTTTATTATAGTCCAGTTCCAAAAACTATTGTAGTTGTTGCACCTCGTATATTACTTGCTAATCAGTTATGTGCAGAGTTTACAGAGTTCATAACTGATGTTGATGTTGCTCATGTTCACTCAGGAGAGACTCATTACTTCTCTACTACTAAAACAAAGAGACTAGAGAACTGGTATCACAAAAGCACAAAGAACATTCTAATCTTTACTACATACCATTCACTTCATAAAGTAAAAGCATCACTTGATATTGAAATTGATACTATCTACTATGATGAAGCACATAATGGAACACAAAAGAACTTTTTTGAGTCAGTAAAAACTATTACCGCAGATCGTAAGTTTTACTTCACAGCAACACCTAAAATGAGTAAAAGTGGTGCGGAAAATGGTATGGGCAACAGCAAAGTATGGGGTCAAGTTATATGCAATGTACCTGCCAAAACCCTTATCGATACTGGTGCTATAGTTCCACCTAAGATAGTTCCGTTTAAAACAAATAGAGTGCGGAACAGAGATAATGCACATGACGTAGATGCTGATAATCTACAGGACATGATTAATAGTCTTGATGATGGTAACCATAAGATACTTGTATCAGCACCTAGTAGTAAAATACTTGGCAAGATGTTAGGTCAGACCCCTATTCTTGACTATTTCAAGACTAATGGATATGACGTTATGCACATCACATCAAAGTTTGGTGCTATCATCAATGGTGTAAAAGTTGGTAGAGAAAAGTTTTTTGATACTCTACAGACATGGGGTGCAGATAATGACAAGAAATTTGTTATCTTTCATTATTCTATCCTTAGTGAAGGTATCAATGTAACAGGACTAACTCATACTATACTATTGAGAAATTTACCTATTATCGAAATGGCACAAACTATTGGTAGAGTCATTCGAGTTCATAGTGATGACAGAAAGGCAGTTGCTGATGGTCTTATCCCCTCAGGTGCATTCCATTTATATAAGAAAGCATTTGGAGTTGTTACTATGCCAATAGGATATAGACTAGGCAATGTAACTCAGGCAAGACTTGAGCAAGTTGTAAACAACATCTTTATTGAAGGAATACCACCCCTCGCATATTGCATCTAATGAAGGACACTATCTTATTTGGAGATTGTAGAAACACAATTCCAACCATAACAGAACCAATACAAATGTGTGTAACAAGTCCACCATACTACGGATTAAGGGATTATGGTGGCGAAGAAGATCAGATTGGACAAGAAGGAAGTCCAGAGGAGTTTATAGATCAACTGGTAGAAGTCTTTAAGAAAGTTAGAGACGTTATGGTAGATGATGGAACTCTATGGGTTAACATGGGAGATACCTATTACAACTATAGGAGTGATGGCAATTACCCTAAACAAACAGTAAGTAAAACTAATCAAGATTTACCTAATTTTTCACCTGCAAGAGGTAACAAACTTAAAGGATTAAAAAGTAAGGATTTGATTGGTGTACCTTGGTTGTTAGCGTTTGCGTTACGCAAAGATGGTTGGTATCTTAGGCAAGATATTATTTGGCATAAACCTAATCCAATGCCAGAAAGTGTTAAAGATAGATGCACTAAGTCTCATGAATACATTTTTCTATTAAGTAAGAGTAAGAACTATTATTATGATAATGAAGCGATCAAAGAACCTGCTAAAGATTGGGGAACTAGAGACCGCACTAATGGTAAGTATCATAATAAAGGAACTGGATTACAACCTCATAGTGGACTCAGTAAGAGTTATCCTACAAAGAATAAGAGATCAGTATGGACAGTAACCAGTAAACCATATAAGGAAGCACATTTTGCTACATATCCACCTGACTTAATTGAACCTTGCATCAAAGCGGGTAGTAAGAAAGGGGATATAATTCTCGACCCATTCATGGGGTCAGGAACTACAGCAATGGTATCTAAACAATTAGATAGGCATTTTATAGGTTGTGAGTTACATGACTCATATAAAACTCTTATAGATTCAAGACTACCTAACACAGCATTGAGTGACCTATTCTAATATGCCAGTTAAAGTACTGTCACACATATAGTTGCATATGACTAGCATATACTTTATATTAAGAATGTCGAAACAAACCAACGTAAAACTTTCAAGGTAACGGATACCCAGAGGAATACGTTTTTAAATCGAACTTAAGTAGTTGAGTTTTGTTTCGACCCACCAATACATAGGGCAAAGATCTATGGTTGTCTTTATTCAGTAGAGAAATTACGTCTTGTAAGTCCCGAATTATTTTAAACCAATGGCAACATTTATTATTGAAGAAAAATTCGTAGGTTATGCTGATATTACTATCGAAGCAGAAACTCACGAGGAAGCAGTTGCACTTTATAATAGAGGACACTATAGAGATAGTGACTATGATAAAGATGACATGACTTATGACCACGAATTTTATGGTATCAGACTAGAAGATGGTAAGCAACTTTTAGCAGAAGAATATGCCAATTTAGAAAGTGGCACATTACCACTTGAATAGGTCATTCAACACTCTATAATAAAGACATCAAGGTTAATTAGGTTCTACTATTATTAAATGTCAGCAATGCAACTCGCCACCAACTGACCGCCTTAATACAAAAATTCAATTAAAGATCATGGAATCCCTAGATTTTACATTTGAGAGACAAACATCAATCGACAACATGATTGATACACTCTATGAAGCAATGACTAGCAATGGTGTTAATGGACACATACCAGAAGCTGCATCTATTTACGAGGAGTGGGTTGTTGATGGAGTTGACCCTCAAGAAGTTGACAAGTATGAATTCACTTTCTTAAAGAACTTTACATTACCTCAGGATTTAAAATGAAGAACTATCAAGTAACAGATATTGAACTCTACTTATGTGAAGTTGGAGACGGAGACCCCGATTTACAATTTACACCTCAAGAGGAATATGTCATGCACCAAAGGTGTCTAGGTAGATGGACAGCATATAATGAAGATGACCTAAAAGATCGAATATTTAATTTTATAGGTTATCATGCTGAATCATTAACATACGAGGTAAGATCATGAGACATTTAATTCCATTTACAAAAGATCAAATCTCAATAATTGAGACAAGTCTCGAAGCATCACTCAAATATGCTGATAGCGAATATATCAGCGAAGTTGATGAAATTCTAAAAGAAATTAAAAACAACACTAGATTTGGATAAAATCATGAAACCATTTTCACAAAAATATTATCCATACTTGAATGAGTATGAACAACAGTATAATGACATTTGGTTTTTTCAAATGTTATCTCAATTAAAATTGGGTGGTAAACTTTATATCCCCGATCTTGATTTATGGTTCAATAAGAAGGGAGAAGAATGTGAACCTTATGAAGGTAACACATATATCGAACAATTCAAACCAGAGTATGCCAGTTAAAGTACTGTCACATGAGTGATTGCATATTAATTGCATATCATTTATATTATAAACATAACAAACAATTCAATTACTATGAACGTAAACAAATTGAAGCAAGTCAGACTTTCAGTATTAATTGAAAAATTAACTGAGTTAGGTTGGGATTACTCATGTGGTAGAATGTCTAGGTCAGGTATGCAAACCTATGATGAAATTATGCAATACATGGGAATTATAAAAGAGACGGAGCATTGGAATGAAGATTGCTATGCTGATTCTAACGGAGATTGGTAAGATGAACCAAAATGATAAAAACAAAGTTGCTAAATTTGGTATGACTCAAAATGAGTTACAGGAACTTAGATGGCATTTAGTTGATCGTATTGTTGATAACATGAGTATTGAAGATTTAGTTCAATATGTTAAAGAAGACATGGAGAACTATATGGACAATTTACCTGATGTTGAGTTTTTAGATGAAGCAAAAAACTACTGGGAAGATCACTATGATGATGTTGTTACTGAGATCAAAGAGTATGCTAACTCAGATTTTAAAAAACCTAAGGAGTTAAGAACATGACTAAAATTATTCAAAGATACGTTAGTCCAAAAGTAATTTCAGTTGGCGATAACGTCAAATATAAAGGTAAGAACTATATGGTTCTAATCAATTATATTAAAGGAGATAAAGACAGAAAAGGATTTATCCCAACAGAAAATTTTACTATCTTAATTGATAAGAGTGGCAAGAGAACAACAGTTCATGATTATAAGTTAATGGAAATTATTGAACCTGTTGATCTTGACATATATTCGACCTATCAAGGTGCATGATTGTGACAGTTAAAGTACTGTCACACAAGTGGTTGCATATTAATTGCATACCATTTATATTATAAACATACAAACATTCCTAAAAAATTATGCCAAATTGGTGCTACAACAGAGTTAGTATTTACTCAGAAAATACAAATGACATCAAAGAACTAAAAGAATTTTTTGAGTCAGATCAACCATTTGAAAAAATTATCCCTAGTCCAGTATGGGAAAAGGTTAAAAACGAAGATGGAGAGTTATCAGTAATAGAAGAGCATAAAAATGCTGATGGCGAAGTTTTATTCACAACACGCAAATTTCCAAAATCAGGAAAAACTGACGATAGATGGTATGATTGGCAAATCCAAAACTGGGGAACTAAGTGGGAACCTGCTGATCTTAGTGTTGAGTCAGATGACGATATGGAACTTGAATTAACATTCAATACCGCATGGAGTCCACCAGATTCTATATGCAGAAGAATAAGAGACAAGTATCCTGATATATCAGTAAGTTGGTTCTATGATGAACCAGGATGTGAGATAGCAGGTTACCTATAAACCTGCATCTTGTCAACCATATATGTGCCAGTTAATTATGTGTCACACACTTCCTCGCATTGGGTATAAAGCACCCTATAATAAGAGTAACAAACAAAAGGAACATGACTCTACCAACTCAAAACCTTTACGAACAAATGTTTATGAAACAAGAAGAACCCATTGATTTCTTAGTGACTATCTACGAGGACTATCTAAGCAAGCATAATCTACCAGAATATGATGCTAGTGATATGCTTCATGCTCATCATATTGGAGAGATCGAACTACATGATGGTCAAATCGGTTGGTTTAACAACTTCATTCGCTTATGGGATTTTGTAAGCGAAGCAGAATATCAGAACTTTGCATCTGGAGTTTAAAATGTTTATAGTTACACACATTGATGTTTATGAATCACTTGACGAGGACATTCAGTTTAAAATTGATAATGGTCTCGGAGTATGGTCATCTAAAGAGCATGAAATTTGGGAAGATGTAGAAAAATACATTCAACCCTATACTCTCAAAAATGTAGAGTATGAAAAAAATAAACCTCATTCATTAACCGCATTCTTATGAGTTACGATACAGAACACTACTATGCAGTTCAAAATTTTTTAGAAGATGATGAACTTCATAAAATATGGAACATTATCGAAGTTGCTATGAATAGAGAAGGTTATGACGTATCCAACTCAGAACTTTCAATGAGACTATACGATAGTGAACTAGAAAGCAACATTGAGTATGACAGTTAAAGTACTGTCACACAAGTGGTTGCACTTGCTTCTTTATTCCTTTATATTAAGAGTAATTAAATCATTCTCATGAACACACCTCACTTACTATCATTATCTGAAGGTTTTGATCTCGTAGGAAGATACAATACAAATTATGATATTGTTGAAATTGCGGACATATCTCAGGGAGTCAAAAGTCCAGAATGGCAAGAGTATAATCCCTCACACCCATTTAAGGATAAAGCACTAACTCTATTATGTGATAACTTATATGATAGAGTATTACTTAATCAATTAGGAGTTTAATTCAATGCCAATTATTAAACTAACACTAGAGGAGCATCAATCACTCACTAGGTTATTATCTCACCCTAAAGCAATGAAATATAGGAGTGACTTATTTGACACAGATACATTTGACTCAATGGAAGATAAAGTGTATGATGCAGTAAACAATTTAGCAGTAGAGGACTTTTAAGATGGGTGCTAAATGTGACGTATGTGCTAATTTTGATGAGACCTATAGGCAAGAAATGGATTTCCCAAAAAATTCAGATCATTGCATTCAAGATTATCAACCCGATCTTTATTACTATTGGGATAGTCCAATAGAGGAAGATTATAACTGGAGAGACGAATTTCCTCATGCTGAATGTATGTGCGAGATATGTTTTGATATAGCAAATCGAGAAAATAAAATCAAGTGGAATTGTGCCAGTTGTTAAAGTGTCACACGTACTCCCCATTGTAAATTATCCTTTACTATAATAATAGTATAAACAAACAAACATCATGACAGTTAAAGCACTTGATTTCACAACTAAAGAAAGATTAAAAGAGTTAGTTGAAGATTGGACAGTTGACCTATGTTTAGCACTTGAGCAGAATTATCTTGACTACCATAAAAGAATGGTATCAGGTAACTATGACAGATATAACGGAGTGAGATCAGATTTATCTGACTATGCTAAAGAGCAACTTGATGCTATCGAAAATGGAACTTTCAGAGGTAAGAAATTCACTTTTACTGAAGGTAAGAAGTATCATAAAGTTATCATGAATGACTATAATGATTTAACTAAAAAGTATGATGGTCGAGGAGTCCATTGCTTTATTAATAAGTTTACTGGACAAGTTTTAAAAGCAGCATCATGGAATTCACCAGCGAAGGGAGTCAGATTTGATATGCGAATCATGAGAGAAAGGGATTTAATGCACAATTCTAACTTCACAGATTGGGCAGGAGGTTATCTATATGCCAGATAATAAACTGTCACACGAGAGGTTGCAATTCCTCTCGTTATTTCCTATTATAATAATAACGATACATACAACACTATTATGAAAAAAGGATTAAACATTGAAGTCACAAACGGACAGTATGACTTCCTATATGACCTCGTTATGATGGCATATGAGTTGAATATTCCAGAGCAAAAAGGTTGGGATATGCAAACTTTCGATAATCTTGTTGATAATGTGTGTCAAGCAACTCAAACTAACCTATCCAATTCAGTAAGAGGAATTTAATTATGCCTAAAATCATTGAAGAATTTACAAGAGAAGAATACCAACTTCTCTATGACTCATTTAAAAACTACAGAGTTTATATGAGTGATGAGCAAGAAGTTTTATCCGAGAAAATCCTGGATAAAGTATTCTATCCTAGTTTTGATAAACTCAAAAATGTATCTGAACCAGTTTTACCAAAATTGGATATTGATTATAAAGATGAGATTATCGATTCTTTATCAGAAGCGGATTATTCTGAATTATTAATTAAAACAGGACTAACCGATTAAAGTCAACCGATTATGTGACAGTTTAAGTACTGTCACATGATTTCCCCATTTGATATTAGTGGGGATTATAATAAGAGTAATTAAACAAACAAAATGAATTCACTTCAAATCGTAAATGCTCACAGACAAATCTCAGATTTTGTTGACTATGTTGATTCATTCTATGGAACTAATGACCCATTATATCCATTATACTTAAATGGAGTAGAATTAACTAAAGAAGACATACGTCACGCTACTATCGTATATTTGGATAGATGCAATAATGATGATTTTCAAAATTGCACATGGGGAGACGGAGATTCACTAGACAGAGAAAGAGTAAGGGACATTCTAACAGATAAATTTGGATATGGGGAGAGCAAATACTATAGAAGTGTGACAGTTTAATTACTGTCACATAACCAGTTGAAACTGGTATTCAATCCTTTATAATAAGAGTAACAAACAAAGAAAAATGAATTCTACAGCAACTTACACAGAACCAGTTAACAGAATCAAACAGAGGATTTTATTTGATGATAACCTCGATAACCTTACTTGCCTATGTGCAAATTGGGAAGAATTTGTTATTGAAATTTCAGAGTGGGGAATTTACAAGTTAGGAGGAGTTGATTTTGATACTCTCACAGAAAAGGACATTTTGAGACTAGATGCTTTTATGCTATGTCAAAATGGTTACGAAAAGGAGGACTTTTAAAATGAGAACTTACATATTCAAAGATTTCCTGGAAATGGAACATGGTAAGTTTTTACCATTGCGAACTATTGAATCGGAAGAATTTGGTAGGCACTTCTTTATTGATATTGGATTTAACTTTATATCCGCACCTAGTTTTGTAACTGGTGGATATGATGAGAGTCAACTTGATTATGTCAGTAACTGGACAGATATGGAAGGAGTTGACCTATCGAAACTATTTGACATATATCGAGATTTGACTTGGCAAGAGAATCAGGATAATAAAGATAAAGCACATACGGATATGTGTGAATACATGGAAGCGGTCGAAAATGGAGAAATCGAATATCTATGATAACATCAAACAGACCACTTTTCAATAGTATATGTGACACTTTAATTAGTGGCACATGTACTCCCCATATGTGGATCGGGCGGACTATAATTAGAGTATAACAAACAGAGAAACTATCATGAATTTATTTGATGCAGTTCCAACAGTAGTTCAACAGAATTTCGAGGGATACAGTTATGACGAGATAGACGCATATCAAATAGCAACAGCAGTTAAAGAAGTTGTTGACGTATGCGACAATTTCACATATGAGACACTTACAACACAGAACAGAATCCTAATCAAAAGAATGGTAAGGAATGCAATCGATCTCATGACTTCTGACAATAGCGAAGACAGAGATATATTTTACCAGATGATTAAGGACATTGAGCAAGAGAAAGTGACAGTTTAATTACTGTCACACATGGATTTGCAAAAATTCCATTTATCCATTATAATATAAGAAATCGGAGGAAAAAAACTATGAGTTGCATACATAACGAGACAATTCTTGAAAATTTGTATGATGAGGTATGGGAGGAGTATCGAATTGAAAACAATTTGACTTCAGACCAACTTGATGCACTTGACCAAAATTCTGAACTTGGTTATTTACCAGTAATTGCAAATGAAGCAAATAGACGTTTTGAGGAACTTTGCAGATAATGGAATTAACTAAAAAACAACTTGAATACGTCCGCACTTGCTTAAACTTTCATTATTCAGAAAGTGACCATAAAGAGCATTATCTTGAGATTAATTCTAGCATATGCAGATTAATCGAACATGAGATAAAGCAATTTAATGACTTGCAAGATAAGATAGATATAAACAGAGCAAAAAAACCAACACCCGAATGGGATTAAAAAATTGCATCATGTTCTTTACGAATGGTCAGAATTAGTGGAAATTGACCAGAGATTAACCAAATTGGAAAAGGGAATTGAGTTAGTAAAAGAAATTAACTCAATTCTCTATAATAGCGACAATAGGGAACTATTGCAACATAGTCATATAATCCAAAAGGAATTAGAGCAACAATTCCAGGATATTCAATCAATTTTTGAAAACAGACTCAAAAAAACCAACCTAAGTTAATGCCTAAACTTAAACATTACTACCATTATAAACCGAATGAATCGGGATATATTAGTTTTGTATGTGACCAATATGTTGTTATGGTAGTTAATGAAAAGGAGGATAAAGAGAGCATGAACGGATTAAGACAAGTTAAGATTTTAATTTATCCAACAGAGTGGAAACAATTAAAACATATAACTAATATTGAAGAAGTGCGGAGCATTCACGCAAGTTGGAAAAATGGATAATAAAAAAGATGACTCAGTTACAAGATCACAGGAATTGCAATATATTTGGAGCATTCTGAAGGAGATCACAATAGTAATATGGGTTAACGTCAGAAAGCATAAAAGATGGAACACTAAGGAGTAATTTTGTACTATACGGAATTTTATTAAATATACAAATAAATGTATATAAGTGTTCTATTTAATTCACTCTTAGCACGCATCTTATCGGTTGTCAAGTCTTTCAGCATATCAGAACATTCTTGACAGAATTCTCAGATTATGGTAAAATTAACCTTGAGAGGTTTCAAAGAAATGGTCTATTCACTCTATAACGAAAAGCATGAACTAATAGGACAGTTCAAAAGCATATATGAATTACAGACTTTTATACATGATTTTAGAGTGAATAGAGACGAGTGGAGAATAAGAAAAAATAAAGACGTTAGTGTATTCGATTATATCAAATCTATTGGATATAGTTGGGACGTTGTGCCAGTACAACAAGTGTCACAGGAGGAGTTGTAACTGGGTGCCTAGTTGCTATAATTAGAATAACAACAGAGGGAAACCCAAATGAGAAAAATTGAAAGAGACATGAACAGAGCAATCAGAACAGGCAGAAACTTCTCTAGTTCTAACACTACAGTTAAGCACGGTTGGGATAATGAAGCGGACGTTTATCTACACGGGAATCACATCGCTACAGTTAAAGATCACTCAATCATTATTAAAGATGGCGGTTGGCAGTCTAACACCACTAAAAGCAGATTAAACGCTCTACTTGATGAATTCTCTTACGGTATGCGAGTATTTCAGAAAAATTACGAGTGGTTCGTATCTTATAAGAACGTTAAAGAAGATTTCGTTAGCGGTATGGAGTTAGCGATCGACTAACAACTTGCTGGCGGTCTTTGGGGAATGGAGACGTAAGACCAGTTGACAAACTCACACAAATATGTCATAATGGAGGGGTCTAGGGAAACCCCTCTTTTTTTATGCTTATTTAAAGTCTCACAGTCTTATTACAGTCTCATAACGGGAAAGGCAGTTATTTAGCCCCCCGTTAATTAAAAAGCAGCCACTACCCTAACCTACAAAGGTTCCCAAGAGCGAGTTAAATATTATTCGCCTTTTTGTTTCCTTCTTATATAAAAAATTTTTCCAGTAAAAAAATGACTACTCCACAATCAGATGATTCTTATAATCGCCAAGACCTTAGAGTATGGTGTATTGAACAGTTAATCCGTTTGGAAGGTGGATTAGATAATCGTATGTACGAATGTGCAGATCATGCAGCGTCTATCTACAGAGTTAGGAATAAGGAAACGCTATATACGTTGTGGAGTGATTGGAAGTCTAACCATCCTTCAAAATACCCCACCAATAACCGTATGTAATAACCTTATGTCCCATAGATTTACCACTAAACTCGATGAAGATGATTATGGTGATTTAATACTCACTATACCTTACGAGATTTGTGAAGAACTTGGGTGGAATGTAGAAACGGAATTACAATTTGAACTAAGTGATGATGGTCAATCCATCAACCTAAAACCTCTAAAAGATGATTGAACTTACATTATTGACACTACTAAACTTTGTTGGAACAGGATTCTGTGAATATAAAGATCAAGGACATGATACTTATAAGTCACTTCTCTTAGCATATAGCGATGCAAGTGAAAAGTATGGAGTGCAAGAAGTAAGAACAGTAGTAGAAGAGTCAACTGGATTCAAGACAGGTGCTATAGCGATTGCTATTATCAAATGTCCTCAACATATTAAATAAACTTATCTTATGTCAACTGAAGAAGATTCTACGCTAAATAGCCGTGAGGCATTTTCCCAAGAAGAAAACATAGCTGCTGCATTCAACGCTATTAATGAATGCTTGCAAGCATTAAGTAAGAGAATAGAAGAATTAGAAACGAGAATAGAAGAGATACCTACTCCTGATAAAACCTATTATAAACCGAAAGGAAGAGAAGAATATCTATCGTACTCACAAAATTTAGACTTAATATATGAGAAAATCTCTAAAATGGATGGAATATTCCATGTAGAGTAAAAATTCGTGCCGCGAGCGTCCACAAATAGGAGAAACGTGTCTAAATACTAGGGAACTAATATCTCTATTATGGTTAACCCTGACTTCGTATCTGAAATTATGTGGAAAGAGCATGGAACTGTGGCACTCGTCACAGATTATAATGCGAAATCTACTATAAGAAAGTGGGAAAAGGATAAGCGAATGCAAGAGGAGATACTGGTAAGGAACCTCGCTGAGAGTTAAATGGTTTTAAAGAAGATTGGACCTGACGAGTTTAATATCTCGCGTTCTTTTAAGGACGTGAATATTTCGTTTGCGAAGAATCCTGTAACAAAAGATACAGCAGTAGTCAAGAACGAGATGGCAATTAAACAAGCAATCAAGAATCTTGTCTTAACTCGACCAGGTGAAAAGCATTTTCAACCCGAAATGGGTTCTGAAGTGTATAACCTACTCTTTGAACCACTAGATGACTTTACTGCTGAGACAATCCAAGATGAGATAATAAATACTATTAATGGTAATGAAGATAGAGTGAGCTTAGTAAGAGTCGATGTAGAAGTCGATTCCGAGAAGAACGGATTTCAAGTCGAAGTAGAGTATCGTATTGTCGGTATTCCACTGGTTGAACAAATAACCTTCGTATTACAGAGACCTGTATAATGCAACCAAACAATTTAACAGCACTAGACTTTAATGATATTAAAGCATCTATCAAATCATACCTCAGAACTCGTAGTGAATTCTCTGATTATGACTTTGAAGGAAGTGCATTATCGTACTTAATAGACACTCTTGCTTATAATACCTATTATACAGCATTTAATGGTAATATGGCAATGAACGAAGCGTTCCTACCTTCGTCCACAGTGAGAGATAATATCGTTAATATAGCAAAATTACTTAATTATGTGCCTCGTTCGATCATTGCATCGAAAGCATGTATGAAAATTACTCTTCAAACACAGTTATCAAGTGGTGCATACCCTAGTAATGCGACTATCAGAAAGGGAACCACATTCACTGGAGGCATTTACAACTGGGTTTCCATAAGTGATACCACTTCAGAGGTCGATCCGATCACTGGAAAGGCAGTTTTTGATAACTTTATCATCAGAGAAGGCACAATGCTTAAGTTTTCTTACGTTGTTAACACGTTTGAGAACCAAGTTTACAAGATTCCTAGTGAGAATGTTGATATTTCGACTCTATCAGTGCGTGTAAAGGCAAATGAATCATCTACAACCTCCGATTTATACACTGCTGTAGACACAGTAACCTCCTTAACACCCACATCTAGGGTATTTTTCCTATCAGAAGGTGAAGATCAGCGTTATGAACTCACTTTTGGTGATGATTCAGTAGGTAGAGCACTTAAAGATGGTGAAGTTATCGAGATGGAGTACCTTGTAACTAAGGGTCCTGCAGCAAATGACGTAGAAGGGTTCAGTTTTATAGGTAGAATGGTTGATAGTTCTGCTGTAACCTATACTGCAGTGAGTGCAACTATCGAAATGAAGGAGAAATCACAACTTGGTGCACTTGCGGAGACTGTTGAGAGCATCAAATACAATGCTCCGCGTTTCTATTCCTCTCAATATCGTGCTGTAACTGCTCAAGACTACGCTATTTTGACTAAAAAGGTCTATGATAACGCAGATTCCGTTGTTGCATACGGTGGAGACTCCTTAACACCCCCTATTTACGGAAAAGTTTACATTGCGGTCAAGACAAAAACAGGTTCATCACTAAATGACCAGACTAAAAAGACGATTGCGAACGATTTAAGGAACTATGCGATGGCATCTATCGATCCAGTGGTCATAGATCCCGATGATATCTACATTTACCCCAAAGTTTTTGTACAATATGATACAGGATGCGGTTCTGACACCTCATCAATCAAAACAAACGTCCAAACTGCTATTACACAGTGGGCAACACAGACACAAATCAATAATTTCAACTCAATTTTCAGAGCACAAGCGTTTGAGAAGGCAATTATCCTTGCTGATAAGTGCGTAACAGACGTTTCGCTTCAAACAACCATCTTAAAATACATAAAACCGACTACTGGACAAACAAATACCTATTGTATAGCAACTGGAGGGTCACTTTACAACTCTGCACCTTCAAAAACCAGTTTAACCACTGATGGAGTGAAGGAACCAGTGCTTTTATCAGGAACTTTTAGGACTGCAGACCGACCAGGCGTTAATCAACAGTTTGAAGATGATGGATATGGTAATTTAAAGACATTTTATAACACTGGAACACGAAAAGTTTACACAAGTAGTCAAGCAGGCACAGTAAATTACTCGACTGGTGAGATTTGCTTTGGTCCTATTAACTTAATCGGCACAGGAACTAATATAGCATCCTCTGGAGTGACTATTACAGACTCCACAACAGGTGCTGGAAGCGTTTCGGATCCTGGTGCACTTCCAACAGGACTACAATTACCAGTTCAGTTCATTCCAGCAAACTCAGGTGGTATAAGTGCTTCTACACCTGGTACAATTTTAAATATTGTTCTTCCCGAAGTTACAGTTGCTGCAGTAGGAACAACTCCTCCTCCATCAATCCCTCTAAATAGTTTGACACCAACTACATTTGACCAAACTCCAACTTTAGTCACGGTTTCGGACATATCTAACTCTGGTTCATTAAACACATCTACTTGTTTTTAATTAGATGACATCTAGCAAGATTAACAAGGTATCGCAGGCGATTGGATCCCAATCACCCGATTTTATAAAAGGGGAATACCCTCTTTTCACAAAATTTCTTGAGTATTACTACAAATCTCAGGAAAAAACTGGATTGGGACAAAATATCCTTAATAATTTCCTCCAATACCTTGATATTGATAAATTAGACATTGGAATATTAGATGGTAAGACAACTTTAGTAGAATCAATCACTGCATCATCAGATAGAATCGTTGTTGAGAGTGTAGATTCCTTTTTAGACAATAATGGATCAATATTAATTGGCGATGAAGTAATATACTACGAATCTACAACTGACTCACCTAATATCTCACTTAGTCCTGGTGTTTCTTATGAAGAAGTAAAACTTAAGTTTATTGGATTGAAAAATTTGATAGACTCCTTCGACGGAACGACCACAATATTTCAATTAACATCTCAAGACAATCCAATAGGTCCTCCTTCAGCACAACACCTTCAAGTGTCTGTATATGGAGAGGTTCTGATACCAAACGTAGATTATACTGTTGACGGAACTAATATACAATTTACAACTGCACCAAGAACAAGAACTCCTTCTGATGACAGTGTTAATACTTACGTTACTTACCTTAATGGTTTCGTTGAGAACTCTATAGTTTTACTTGACAACATTTCTGGTGCTTTTGGAGACGGAAAAACAGAATTTGCATTAACTAGAACAAGTGCACCATATGAACCAATCGTTGATGAGTATGTTATAGCAATTTATGATAATAAAGTTTTAGTTCCAAAGGTAGATTTCTTTATTGATGGCAATACCTTCATATTTACAGTTGCTCCTATCAATGGTAGGATATTATCTCTGTACTCTATTGAAGCACCAGTTCCTTCTTTCGGTGCAGGTGCAAAAGGATATGCAAGAATAAATGACTCAGGTCAATTAAGTGGTATTACTGTTAGTGAGAACGGATCAGGTTACAGATATGAATATCCTCCTCAAATTTCTATCAACTCTCCATCAGGTATTGGTAGTGGTGGATCTGCAACTTCACTTGTAAATGGAATCAAGAATGTTCAACTTTTAGAGGGTGGATTAGGTTATAGTGATACCAACCCTCCTACTGTTGTAATTCAAGCACCTACCAAGTCAGGAGCAAAACAAGCAACCCTTCGTGCAACGGTCACAAACGGGTCTGTAAGCGGTCTAGAGGTGCTTAGTTCTGGTAGTGGGTATACTTTTACTCCTAGAATAAGTTTTAGACAACCAGGTGGTGCTACAATCGGCACAGTACAGATATTAAATGGTTCTTTAAGTGGAACTATCTCAGTTACTGATGGTGGACAAGGATATGCGACTGCACCATCAGTCTATGTTGATGAACCAACTGGAACTAACCCTATTAAAGCAGCGATAACTACAACTATCTCAAATGGTCAAGTTACTGCACTTAATATTGTAAATGCAGGTCAAGGATACACTTCTGTTCCTAGAGTTGCTATTATTGATCCTGTTGGTGCTCAAGTGCTTGACGTTACTGTTGATGGTAGCGGTAGAGTAACAAATATTGACTTATTAGACGGTGGTAGTGGATATGAAGACGTTCCTTCCGTATTCATTGTAGATAATAGAACTGATGCACAAGGAAATTACGCAGGTGGAACTGGTGCTACCGCAACTGCATCAATCTTTAACGGAAGAATTACAGATATTAACGTAACAACCTTTGGATCTAACTATTCTTCCGCGAATCCTCCAACGATTGTTATTCAAGATCCTCCAACAGCGAAAGCATCTGCGGAAACTGGTTTGAATGAAGTTACTGGATTCACTGTAAACTTAACAGGTGCGAACTATCAGAAAGCACAGTTTACAGGATGTGCTAGAGCTGCAAGTGGTATTACTGAATATAGTGAAGATGGTAATGCAGTATTCTCTAATAACACCTCTGCTGCTGCAGCGACTGTAAATACTGAGATTAAGTGTCTTGATGCTTTATTTGTAAAGAGACTGCTAGACAAGTATACTGAACAGTTCTTACCTAACGTTCCAGAACTTGATTACAAGAAAATCAACGTTCGCACCGCTATTAAAACTATTAAGGACTTTTACTCAAGTAAAGGAACCAGTTTTAGTATTGCTTACTTGTTTAAGTTACTTTATGGTGAGCAAATTAGTATTTCTTACCCTAAAGACCAAATTATCAAACCATCTGCTGCAACATGGTCTATTGATACGATTCTCCGTGCGACATTAGTAAGAGGTAATCCCGTTGATATTCAAGATGGTCTATTACAACAAGAAGCAGATATTGCGGATCCAAATATTTTAGCAGCGAGTGCACTTGTAGAGAACTATATTGCAATTAGAACATCAGAAACGGATATTTATGAATTAGTTCTTTCAGAAGAAACTATTCAAGGTAGTTTTACTGTTCCATATAAAACAAAACTCGGAGAACCACTCGGAACTGAAGATAGTATTATTACTGTTGACTCTACAATCGGTTGGCCAGAAAGAAACGGAGAGTTTCTAATTGGTGGGACGGAAGTTGTAAGATATAAGGAAAAATCACTAAACCAGTTTATTGAGTGTACTCGTTCCGTAAACGGTATCGTAGAAGACTGGGATTCTGCTACGGAAGTATCTTCAAACTTTACTGTATTCATTAATAAGGGGACTGCACAGGAAGTTGTGATGAACGTTGTTGGTATTGTTGATGCACAACAAACAACTCTTACTGATACAGGTTCTTACTACTTACCTGGCGATAAATTAACAATCTCTAAGTTAGGTGGATCATCAACAAGTCCAGAATTGAATACTTGGTTATATAATGTCAAAAAATTAATCGAAGTTACATCAATTACCTTTGGTGGTGTTAACAATCAATCCGCTACAGTAACTTGCTCTAACCCACACGGTCTTTTAGTTGGTGATCAGGTTACTATCTACGGTGCGAACCCAATAATCTATAACGGAACTTTTGCGGTAACATCTAGAGATAGTACAACTGTATTCCAATATTCATTACCACAACCTGCGTCAGTTGTTCCGCAAGGTAATATTCTTGTATCTGTTGACCTTAACAAAGGTAAATCGGATACAACTGCAATTAATAATATCATTGCTCCGTATACTACTAACGTTCAAAACTCATTCTTCAATGATAATTACGTTTATGTCGCGTCAACTGGTATTCCTAACTACAACATAGGACCATTTCCTGGTTCCGCACTATTACCAGGCAACCAACGTAAGTTAAATAGGTTCCCACGCACAGCTACAACTATATCAACAAAGAACACAATTAACGCAGGTCCTGTAGGAACTTGGATTAATGGTGTCTCAGTTTGGTCTTATAAGTCTACAACTAAGAAAACATTTGGTGCTATAACATCAGTTGCTATTACCAATGCAGGTAAAGAATATGATGCTGCATCTCCTCCCGTAATTAGTATTACTGGTGGTGGAGGTACTGGTGCGACTGCATCTGTTGTTGTTAATGGTTCTATTAGTGAAGTTACCGTAACTGCTGGTGGATCTGGATTTACATCATCTCCGCTTGTTTCTATAGTTGGTGGAGGCGGTTCTGGTGCTGCTGCGACTGCTATTATAACAAAAGGTGTTGTATCAAGAATACTAATCAACTCTGGAGGAACAGGATATACTTCTCAACCCGCTATTACTATTGTTGGTGGTGGAGGAACGGGTGCTACCGCGACTGCACAGGTTCGTGGTCCTATTCAGTCCGTATCTGTTGATACTGGTGGTGCATCGTATATAACTACACCTTCTGTTACTCTAAGTTCTGGTTCTGGTGCGGTGGCTCAAGCAATCGTTCAGAATGGACGTATCATTTCTATTGCGATCATATCTGCAGGTACTGGATATACTACTGCTCCTACTATTGGTATTCAAGGAGATGGTTTTGGTGCTGTTGCTAGAGCAACTATTGATACAGATGGAGAAAACGCAGGTAGAGTTACAGGAATTGAGATTGTTAACAGAGGTATCGGATATGTTCAAGGAACTACAGTAATTAATCTTACATCTGTTGGTCAAGATGCATTATTTACAGCAAACGTATTTGAATGGACATATAACTTACAAGAAACTGCAACTATTGACTCTGCAAAAGGTATTGTTGAGACAGGATTTAATAGTCAGTATGGTGGAGAGTATGCACACCTTTCAAACCCACAAAAACTAAGATTTATTCTTGGAGATAACTTATTTGTCAGTCAAACTGGTAATACTGTTGGTCAAACACTAGAACAAGATGATTCTTTAACACACTCACCTATTATTGGTTGGGCATTTGATGGAAACCCAATTTACGGTCCTTATGGTTACACAGATCCTACTGATCAAGGTTCACAGATCAAAAGATTGGGAACTTCATATAAATTAAAGACTAATTTAGTATTTGATGCGATTACTAACCCATATCCTGTTAGAACTGCAGGTCCTCTGTTAACTGATGAGGCAGCAGGTAAATTTGTTGAAGATTATGAGTACGTCTTTAACTTAGGAGACCTTGATCAATACAATGGTCGCTTCTGTAAGACACCTGACTTCCCAACAGGTAGATATTGTTACTTTGTTACTATTGATAATACAGAACAAGGTAATGCAGTATTCCCATATGTTTTAGGTCCTAGTTACAACTCTGTTGTTGACACTTGGAACTTAAATGATGGTGCAACACAACAAAATATTCCTACTGGTGTTGTTAGATATCGTGATCCTTATGAGAACGTTGATATTGACGTTGAGAGGGCACCAAATGCCTCTACAAACGCTCTAACTACCGAAGATGGTGATATACTCCTATTTGAGATAGAAGACGAAGATAGAAGTGGTGTGATTGATCAAGTAGAGATTGACGATCCAGATCAAATCTTTGAAGAATCACCTTTACAACTTTTTGATTACTTCCCTAAAGTTAAATTTGACTCAAAAGTTGATATTGAAGTTGAAACTATCACTAAATTTGAAGATGCGTCTGTAACTGGATTTACTATTGAGAATCCAGGTATATCTTATCAGGTAAATGACCGTTTAGTCTTTGACAACACTGATACTGATGGAACTGGTGTTTCTGCCCGTGTTTCGCAGATTGTTGGTGAAACAGTTTCAACATATGGTTTTGAAAATGTGAGTGGTAACAATATTGGTGTTTTAAAAACTGATAGTCCTCATAATTTACAAGTTGGTGATCAGGTTACTGTTGCATATTCACCTCTTATGAGTAGCACGAACAAAACGTTCGTAGTTAGACAAATTAAAGGTATTGAAGAGATTGTAATTACTCAAAATGGTTCTGGATACAATACTGACATTCCTCCAGTAATTACTATTGATGGAGATGGTTCTTCTGGTTCACTTGAAGCAGTTGTAACAAGTGTTGGTTCAATTAGTTCTGTAAATATCGTCAATTCTGGTTCTGGGTACACTGTAAATCCTAGAGTTATCATTTCACATCCACAAATCTTTAAAAAGGCAGATTATTTTGTTTCTCTAGTAGAAAATCAAAATAATGTCGTAATTAACGATGTTTTTGTTAATGACGATAAAGAAACCTTTATTTGCGGTAAAACTAAAGATGCTTCTGGTAATGACATTGGATTTATTGCAAAATTATCAGCAACAGGTCTTAAAGAATGGGAAAAAACTGTAGAGAGTAATACTGGAACAAATTACACTGAAAATATAAAATTAGCAGTTGATGGAAACGATATTTGGGTTGTTGGTGAAATTAAACCAAATGCATCAATTTTAGATGCCTATAATCCTGATGTTTACTTACTTAAGTATACTCAAGCAGCAAATGGTCTAAGTGCAGCAATTACATATCAGAAAGCATATGCAGGTATTTCTGGTTCTACTAGATCTGATAAAATTACTTCAGTAATGAAGTATTCTTCCACTAGAGTTGTTATTGGGGGATATACAAATACAAACTCTACTAATCCTTATGATGCATTCATTGGTGTTGTTGATACTACTGGAAGTTTTGTTACTAAGAGAAAAATTGCTTCATCAGCAAACTCAGAAAAACTTACATCTCTTGCAAAAATTAATGATGACATATACTTTACATTAGAAATTTCATCTACAGTTTCTGAAGCAGATACAAACGTTGCATTTGGTAAAGCAACTTTAGGAACTGCATCAATTACTATTGATTGGGTTAATATTTACACAAACGCTTTATATTCAATGATTAACAGCTCAATGGTTGTTGATGATTTTAATGAAGCATATATTTCTGCTACATGTCAATTAAAATCTGATGATACTACACAAGATAGTTTCTGGGTTGCTAAAGTCAATACAAGTGGAACATTACTTTGGAATTATCGTTATTTGGTAACTGGTGGATCTATTAATCTTGCACCAAGATCTTCTATTGATATTTTTGGTGATTTAAACCTCGCATTTACTAAATCTGCTACATCTAACTTACTAAAAACTGTTGATACAGTTAAACTTGGTTATGATGGTAAAATTAAGAATCAGACAACTAACGAATTTAATGTAAACAATATTGAAGGTATTACAGTTCAATCTCTTACTTCAGATAACTCTGGTGACGTTTATGCCTTTGGTCAAACATCTTGGAATAGAAATGAATTTATATTCCCATTCACTGCAGGTTCAAATGTTGATACTACTGGACATTATACCTTAACATCTACTTCAACAAGTAATTCTATCACATACGCTGATAATGTTGCTAAAATATATGGGTATCAAACTGGTCAAACTTCTTGGACTCAAGCAAATCTTCAAATTACTTCTGCTCAACTTGGTACTAAGTTAACAGGTGATTGGACATTTGAGATGATGGTTTATAAAGATTCTACAGCAACATCTTTATCTCAAACCCAACACACCTTACTTGCTATTGGTGATGCTTCTGTAGCAACTGGTGGTCTCTGGTTGTATTATGATGTAAGTAGTGGAAGATTGGAATTAGTTGTTACAAATAGTTCAACTGCCCTTAACTCTGCAGGTTCTGCATTACAGTCTACATTGACTAATATGTTTGCTGATAATACATGGCAGTTTATAGGATTAAAGAAAGAAGGTAATCAATATACTGGTTATGTCAATGGTTTACAAGTATTTACAGGAAGTGTTACTAGCACATCGTTAGGTAGTAAAGATCTTTATATTGGTCAGATTCCTGGTAGAAGTGGTGTTGCTGGCAACTTCCGTTCAAATGAGCAAGGAACATTCTTTGTTGATAACGTAAGATTGAGAAATAGAGCAGTTACCCCAACTGTTCCTTCTGATGTAACTGCATATCCTACAACTGGTGCATTTGCCCTTGCATACAGTTGGACTGATACTGCATGGTTTACAACTAATCAAAACAAATATGATTATGTTGTTCATAATGGTTTTGGTCTTAAAGTTGATAAGGATGCTGCAGCAACAAGACTTGGAACTACAGCAGCACAAACAAATACATCTGTTGGATTTGCAAGAACTGCAGTAACTCCTGTAACAGGATCTGCACTTACAATGACCACTGCAGGTATGGTATTTGCTGAAGCAGGTTTCCAAAACTTAGACTTTGATGATGCAACAATAGCATTAGGACAAGATACTGAACCATTAACATATAAACAAGATGTTTGGGGATCAAGAACCGCAACTATTCCTTCACCAGGTTCTCAAAAACTTATTGCTACTGCAACAGTAAAAGACAAATATTATTTCAAAGTTTCACCAACTATTAAGATTGATAATGTTCAAGAATTAACTATTAACCAATCATTTACATTTACTGTTGGTAGTAAACTTGTATTGAATAATGGTTCTAGTTTCGTTAATAGTGGTTACATTATTTCTACTGATACTGTTAATAATAAAGTATATCTTGCTGTAAACAATAATGCTTGGTCAAATGATTTAAACCTTGGTCTTCTTTCTACAGCACAGTTTAGTGAGCAAAGCACATATGGTATTGTCGGACCTATACCAGCCGATGTTAATGAAATTAAAGGATTTAGTTTCCCACAAATTAATAATACAACACCTGGTACATTTGATATAGATCTAAACAGTTATAATCATCCTGAGGGTGGTTCTAATAACTTAGACGAACTTGCTAAGTTCAAACCATATTCTGATGATGATTACTCTGTTAGAATTGACGAAGTATCTGGATCATCTTCATATATTGTTGGATCTGTTATTAATATCAACTCTGGAGATATAAGTTTTAACACAGCATATACAACTACACAAATTACTAACCTAACTGGTGTTTTAAAGATTACTCTTGTAGCAAATCTATCTAAGACATTACAAGCAACTGCAGTTGCAAATAGCGATTTAGTTTATGTAATTACAGGAACTCGTCATTACCTTTCTGTAGGAGAAATGATATTTGTTGATGGTAATCCATCTCAAGAATCTGGTGGTGTTACATACGATGAATATGATGGTGCATTTGCTGTAAACACAATAGTAAGTCCGTTAGAATTTACATATAAATTACCATCTGCAGCATTAACTTCACCAGCTACAAGTGCAGGTTCTGTAAGTGTATTTGTTAAGTCTCCTGTTTTAAAAATGTATTATGGTCATCAATATCTTTTTGATGTCAGTCATTCTTCACTTGCAGGTGGAAACTTATCATTCTCTAAAGATAATCTCAACAAACTGGAATATTCATTCAACTCTATCGAAAGAGTTGGAACTCCTGGTATAACTGGTCAAGGTGTTCCTACACCTACAGTAAAACTAAAAGTAGATAGAAATGTAGTTACTAATATTTCATATTACTTTGATCCTTCAAGAACTGGTGATACTTCACCAATTACTACTGGTAGTTACTTAGATGTAACTGATTCTCCTTATCTTGGAACATTTACTATTCAAGGAATTAGTGGTGCAACAATTACTCGTGGTGCAGATGTTATAAGATTCCCATTAGAAAATGAACCAGAAGGTTCTGCTACAGTAGCACAAGCATCATATACAACAAGTTCTGTAAGAGCAGTTGGATCTATTGGTGGAGTTCGTATTGTCAATCCTGGCGGTTTCTATACTAGATTACCTGTTGTAACTGGTATTCAATCTACAAGACAAATTGAAAGAATTCAAATCAATGCACCAGGTACAGAATACGCTGTAGGAACTTATAATAGTGTTCCTATTGCAGGTGATGGTGAAGGTGGATTTGTTCAAATTACAGTTGCAGATGGAACTGATTCTGAAGGTGTATCGATTCCTGGTCAAATTCAATCAGTTTTAGTTACATCACCAGGTAAAGGATATACTACTGCAAGTATTGATATTGAATCAATATCTGGTATTCTTGGATCTGGACTAACTGGATCTGGTGCTGAATTGGTTGTTGTTATACCTCCATTTGGATCTGGAGCATCAATCTTCACTAAGGGTGATAAAGTTGGTAAGATTAAGAAACTTAAGAATAATAACTTTGGTTATGATTATCCACATGACTATACTTTACGTCCTGAGATTACATTCCCAATCAACGCACAGTTAACTTCTACAAGTATACTAGAAAGTATTACTGTAACTGATCCTGGTTCTGGATACTCTCAACCTCCAACTGTTGTTATAACTGGTGGTGGAGGTTCTGGTGCGACTGCAGAAGCAACAATTAAAAATGGTCGTTTAGATCAAATTGCTGTTAAAGATCCTGGTTCTGGATATTCTTCAACTCCAACAATTAATTTAAGATCTTCATTCAACTATGTTATTAACGTTGACTTAGGATTACTACAGTTTGCTTTCCCACATGGTATTCCAAATGGTGCTGCTGTTAATTTGAATGTTGTTGATACTGGAGAAGGAACTGAGTTCCCATTAGCATCTGGTGCTACTGGTCGTTTGAACTCTACTAACACATATTATGCTATTGCAGGTGCTGGTAATTCTCTTGAGAATGATCAGTTAAAACTTGCAATCACTGCAGCAAACGCTGCATTAGGCGACGCTCTTACCTTCGTGAATGCTGGTACTGGTCGTCAACAGGTATTAACTGAATCATTTGGTGGTGGTGCTACTGCAAACGTTGTTACATCTACATTCTTAGAAGGAGAACTTGTATATCAAGGTGATACTTTTGAAACTGCCACTGCACAAGGTTATGTTTCTACAAATAGTGGATGGCAAGTTGGACCTAGAGTTCTTAAAGTTGTTGACTACACAGGAGACTTTATTGAAGGTCAAAAATTAACTGGTGTTATTTCTAAATCTTCTGGTATTATTAGTGATCTAAACATCGCTAAAGGTGTTCTTGAGATTGGTTCTATTACTCAAACAACTGGACAATTTATTGATGATATTGGAAAACCATCTGAGATCATTCAGAAAATTCAAGATAGTTACTATTATCAAGACTTCTCTTATGCAATTAAATCTGCTGTATCTATTGATGAGTGGAAAGAGATTCTTATCAAGAACGTTCATCCTGCATCATTCAAAGTATTTGGTGAATTAAATCTGTCTGATTATGGATTTGTTCCTAATAAAGAAACAGATTTCCAATTAACTAAATCTGTTGAATTAGCACAAGAAGCAATAGTTCCTAATATTCAAAACTTCTCTCTTGTTGAACCAATTTACTCTGAGTTTAATAATACAGAAGTACTATTCAGACAAAAACGATTAACATCTTCTGAAAATATTCTAACTTCTGTTGTTCAAAGATTGGATGATATTTCTACTTTATTTGATGGTATTAGAACTCAATTCCCACTAACAATTCTTGGTGATAATATTGTTGCTAATGCTAACCAATTATTGATTATTATCAACGGTGTTGTTCAAACTCCAGATGTATCTTTTGAACTTCAAGGTGATTCTATTGTATTTGCAGAACCACCACAACCACCTGCTAGTGTCAAATATGTAAATATTCAGATTCAAAATATTCCTCAATCAACATTCACATTCACAAATATTAGTGGTATCTTCCCTAATGTTGGTAATGAAGTTGTAGGATCTCAATCTGCAGCAAGAATGACTGTTACTTTAGTTGTTGGTAATAATATCGAAGGATTTGTAACTCAAGGAACATTCGTTGCAGGTGAATTAGTCAACGTAAGTGCTACTGGATTTAATGCTAATTTAGGAACTATTACACCTATTACTAACTTAGGATTGTTTGTATTTGGTGAGAATGTTACTAACTTCCAAAATGATAATGCTAAAGTTGAAGCAATCAACCTTGATAAGGGACAAGAAACACCTTTAGGACAACTTCGTTATAGTATTGGTCCTTCTACACAAACGATTGATATTATTGCTGTTGGTAGTCAAAATGCTGAAGCAGCACCTCCTACAGGTACATTTGTTGCTACTAAAAACTATCAATTCGGTTCTGAAATTGTTACTTGCACTAATGTTACCGAGAGTAATAATTTCCATACTATAACTGTTACTAGAGGGCAGTTAGGAACTACTGCGATCTCTCATCTTGAAGATCTTCCTGTGTATGGAACAGAAATTAACGTTACAAATAATCTTACATTAAGTAAGACTGCTGGTACTTATCAGTCTACACCAGGTCTATATGATATTCAATTAAATGAAGTAATTATAGGTGCTCAGTCTCGTGTAGTTGCTCGTGTTACTGCAACTGCAGCATATCAAGATCCTACAACTAACGAATTTATTGGACAGGTTAATATATCTGATGGATCTTCATTCTCTGGACTATTATTCAACAGAATTACATCACAAACATATCCTAACGTTGTTTTAGATAATATATCAGAATCACAAATTAATATTGTTGATTTTACAGATAATTCTACAGCATTTGATTCTAAATTCCCTGCTAATGAAATTGTAAGCACAAATATAATTCCTTATGATAATGAATCTGGAACGTTTACAGATGGTGAATATGTTCGTAATTACAAACTAGAATATGGAAACAATTCTGGTGAGTTTTTATTAGAGGATTCATTTGTAAGAAAAATTTCATTTACAAATCCAGTTGGTGCAGGTTTCTTCCAAGCAGGTCAAGTAATTAGAACCACTGATACTAAAGCAGAAGTTGTTGGATATAACCAAGCAAGAAAAACTGTTTATGTTGGTAAGATAGGTAGATCTCAATCTACTGGTCAAGATTATCATACAGCAACTTTCACTAACTCTGCACAGATTGATAGATCTACTAAAAAGTTTGGTATATCATCTCTTTTAGTAGGTAAGGCAAAAACAACTCACACATTCTCAAGTGGTGTTACTGATGCTATTACAGCTGGTGGAGGTGCATCAGGAAGTTTCACTGCTCAGAGTGGAACCACATATAATCCTAATACTGGAGTCATGGTAATTACCATAGGAACTCATGGATTGACCACAAGTAATACGATAACGATTGCTGATAATGGAATCGTATTTACATGCACAGCAGATAATAACACAACGACTCATGCATATCCTCGTGCAACTGATCCTGCATCTGGTGCAAACTTATCAATTACAGCTGTAACTGGAACAACTATTACAGTTAACGTTGGTGCTGCATCATCAACATCAGATTATATAACAGTTCCTAGTTCTGCTGAATTTGCATTTGGAACTGGTGCATATACACTTGAATGTTGGATCAAACCTTCAGAATCTTCCCTTGAAGGAACTAAAACTATATTTGATATGAGAGCATCTACTGCTAATGAAGTAGCTGCTCGTTTATACTTACAAGCTGGTCAAGTTCGTTATAATGTTAATAATTCAGACTTAGTAACATCAGGTTCTACAGTATTGAATAATGATGTATGGTATCATATTGCAATCAAGAGGACTGGAACTACAGCAACAATATTCATTGGTGGAGTTGCTGCAGGTACTGGAACTGATAGTAGTAACTATGCAGCAAAACCATTTAGAGTTGGTGCTGATTATGCTAATGCAAATGGAATTGCAGGTCATATTGACGAGGTAAGAATATCTGTAGTTGATCGTTATCCAACTGCTCCATTTACACCTAGAAACGGTATATTCCAAGGTGATAATGATACAAAATTACTATTCCACTTTGAAGGTGTAGATCAAGCAACTTATACTGATGATTGGTCTGGTGGAGAATCGTTTACATTTGGTGAAGAGTTTAGTAATGATGCTTTACTTGAAACCTCAAGATTAACTGGAACTCCTGCAGGTTTTGCTAATAAATCTCACAGATATTATGATGCTGCAAATCTAATTGCAAATAACTCAGACTTCATCAAGAAAGAAGTTGTATATCAAATGAAGCAGAGATATCCAGAACTTGTTATTCTTGGAACTCGTTTTACACCAACTGGTGCGACATATAATGCTGCAAGTGGTGAATTATCATTAACAGTTGCTAATAATACATTTACTAATGGTGGTCAAATTACTCCTGTAACTGCAACATATAATGCTGCAACTGGTGCGATGGTAATTACTTCTTATGATCACATCGTTAAGAATGGACAAAAAGTTAATATAAAAGTTGGTGGTATTTCATTCACTTGCACACAAGATGGTAATGGTTCGATTCATGCATATCCTCGTTCCACAGATCCAGCAGCTGGTAAGTGGTTGACAGTTTCTAATGTTACTCAAAATACATTTGAAGTAAATGTTGGTGCATCTCAAGCTGGTCAACAATATGCTCATACATTCTCTTCTGCGATTACAAATGCAATTACTATCCAAAAAGATAGAATTAAGATTTTAGATAATGCATTAACATTTACTTGTGAAATGGATGGCAATACTTCTAATAAAACATATCCTCGTGCAACTGATCCTGCATCTAAACAAGTTGCTCTCCCAATTATATCTTCTACAACAACTAATATAACTGTTAACGTCGGACCTTCACCTTTAGTTAATTTCCAACCAACTAATGCAACTTACGATCCTGCAACTGGTGCGTTCGTAATGACGATTGCTAATCATACAATCAATGTTGGAACACAAATTAGACTGACTGCAGATTCATTCACATTTACTTGCACACAAGATGGTAATAGTGCACAGAAAACATATCCTCGTGCAACTGCAGGCGATGGATCTCCTGATCCTGCATACAACACTGCTCTAGATGTGACTGCAGTCGGTACAACTACACAAGATATTAGTAGTGCATCATATGTTCCTACATCAGGTGTTCTAACAGTTAATACTTCTAGTGCTCATGGATTATCTACTGGTAATAGAATTCAAATTGCAGATAATTCCCTAACATTTACATGTGCTTATGACAGCAATGCTACAAATCACACATATCCAAGACAGACTGATCCTATTAGAGGAGAATGGGTTGAGGTAACTGTAGTTGATAGTGATACATTTACAATCGATATTGGAACATCTAGTGATACTTCTACTCACTCATTTGTATCTGCAACTGCTGGTGCTTTAATTAAACAAACTGGAACTGTAACTATCAACGTTGGAGTTTCTGCACAGGCAGATCAATATGCTCATACATTTGTTTCTGCTGCAGCAAACGCAGTTGTTACTGGAGGAAATTATGTCCATACATTTGTATCTGCTGTTGCTAACAGTGTTATATCTGACACACCTCTTAATTGTGAAGATGATATTCGCGATACACTGAATGCAATCGTTCAAGATCTTCGTAATGGTTCTAATAATCATATTTGGGATGCTGCATCTTACTATGTCGATAGAACAACTAATCCAGTTCAAATTGCACAGATTGAACCTGCAGTCAAAGAAACACTATTTGCTTATGAGAAAGTTGATGATATGCTTCAGTATATTATCACAAATACTCTTTGGACAATTCAAGGTGATCATGGATTAACTCAAACAACTGATGCGAGAATCACCGATTCTACAACTGCATCTCTAACATCATTTACTCCAACAGGTGCGACATATAATGCTGCAACTGGTGATTTAGTTCTAACTATCGGAACTCATTCTCTAACAACTTCAAGTAGAGTTAAGATCGCAACTGGTGGTGTGACATTTACATGCACCAAGGATGGTAATGAAAGTCAACATTCATATCCTCGTGTTGGTGATCCTGCCGAAAATGCAGTCTTAGCTGTTACTGCTGTTGTTGCAAACACATCTATCACAGTTAACGTAGGTGCATCTGGTGTAAATGATCAGTATACACATTCATTTGTTTCTGCTCTAACAAATGCAGTCACTGAACTTGATTACTCGACTGCAGATTGTGCAGATGTATTTACAACTATTGGCAATTTAATTGATATCCTTACAGATACAATAACTCAGGCATCTGCATCAACTCCTGTAGATCATCTTGCTAGTGTTACTAAAGTTTCACCTGCATATGAATATCTTGGTGCAACTGTTGATGCTTATCTTCAAACTCCATTTGCTGTTGATTATCATAGTTCTGGTGATGATGAGATTTATACCAATCAAGTTGATACTGATGCAAGAGGAAGATATAGAGATGCTGCAAGTCTTATACGTTTAAATCGTGGTGCGATTGTAGATAAAGCAGCATATGATATGCTTACAAGATATCCTGCATTAGCACAGGATATGCCAAGAAACCAGAGTGGTGGTAGTACTGATGGAACTCTACGTTGTAAGACTGACTTAGGTCTTATATTAGATGGTCTTGCAACTGATGTTGAACAAGGTGGAAATTTAGAAACAACTACTGCTGCTAAGTTCTACGTTGACAATAAAGGTGAATTATTACATATTAGATTACAAGTTTGGCAATCTGTTTATGCACACGAACGTTTAGCTTTCTATGCAAAACAAGCAATTACAGGTGATCTAACTGCAGATAATACAGATAATTTAATTGTCGGAGATTGGGGTATTACAGATGATGCTGTTCAACAGTTTACAGCAACAGGAGCAACATATGATCCTGCAACTGGTCTTATTGTAGCAACTATTGGATCTCATACACTTAATGTTGGTGTATTAATTAATATCGCAGATAACTCTCTAACATTTACTTGCACACAAGATGGTAATGGTTCAAACCATTCATACCCAAGATCAACTGATCCTGCATCGGGTGCTAACTTACCAATTCTTGCAACTACATCAACAACTATTACATTTAACGTTGGCGTATCTTCTGCATCAGATCAATACGCCCATACATTTGTAAGTGCAACTACAAATGGAATTAGCACTGTAGGTCAATGTGCAAATGTTAAGGCAGCGATTGATACTTTAGTTACAACTATCAATGATATAATTGCTCCTACTGGATTGGACTTTAACACTGGTGGAGATAGATTCTACTTCAACCGTGAATACATCAGAGAGGAAGCAACTTCTTTAACTCAAGCATTCTTTACATATGATCTAAATGGAACTCCATTCCAAGCATTTAGTTATGGAAATAATTTAGCAGCACGTCGTCAGAGTCTTGAAGATATTATGATTGGTGTAATATCTGATTTACAAACTGGTGGTAGCAATTCTACTATCCTAGCAGCACAGACTTTCTTAGATACAAACAACGTAGTATTAACAGTTAACGAAGAATTAACTTCTTGGATATATTCTCTTGAAAGAGTGAAACTACTTGCTGAAAAAGCAATAGGTAATTTACTTTATACAAAAGGTAATTCTGTAACAGGTTCACAATACGCTGCTGCCTATACCGATCAAGAAGCATTTAGAGATTCAATTACTCCAACTAATATTAATCAAGTTATTTGGAGAATGCGTGAGTTATTTGATATTGCTATAAACATATTCTCACCTGGCAAATTAGTTGCTAGAAATGCAAGTAAAAATATTCTTTACAACTTAAATTACTATAAGAATGAGTTAACTAATATTGTTACTACTCAGTTTGGAACTGGTTCATGGCAATATAATACTTTTGTTGATGAAATGATTAATAATGTTATTCATGATTTTGTTACAACTGATGTGACCGATAAGCAAAGTGCTTATGAAATTACTTTAACAAGTGTGACAGGAAGTTATGTTGTTGGTGAAACTGCTGTTTCAAGTGGTGGTGGAAGAGCAACAATTCTCGAATGGGATGTAGAGTTCTCTAAACTTTATGTTGGTTCATTTAATGGCAGTGCATTCCTTGCTGGCGATACAATAGCTGGTACTAACGCAGGTTCTGGAACAGTTGCTTCTGGTGGTGTAGGAACTGTATTTGACTGGTATAATAATGTAACTAACATTGAGGTAATTGATAGTGCTAGACAGATTACTTCAAATGTTCAAGGACAAGTTTCTACTGCTAACTTATTCCCATATCCAGAAAACTTTGCTGCAGCAGGTTGGGTTAACAACTTAGTAACAACAACTGTAGATCAAGCAAATGGTCCTGATGGAACTTTAACTGCTGATGCTCTAGTTCCTACAGCAGTTGCAGGTCAACACTTTGTTTATAAGAACTATTTAATCAGTGCATTTGAAACCTTTGATAGTGGAACAGTTAAATTTGACTCTGGATCAGAAACATTTGATACTGGTAACGTAGGTACTGCTGAAGATCAGCAATTTACATTCTCTGTATTCTTAAAACAGAATGGAACTTATGGTGATAATGCAAGAGTTATGATTTCATTGGATGAAGGAACATCTAATAAACAGCAAGCATTCTTTGATATTAATCTTCTTACAGGTGCAGGTGGATCTATATTCCAACCTCAAGGTGGTATTACTGTAGATGCTTCTGGTGTAATTCCTTATGGTGATGGTTGGTTCAGAGCATTTATTACAATTACATTCTCCTTCGGTTTCTCAGAGATTAGGAATCAAATATTTATTGATGGTTCTTCATCATACACAGGTGATGCTTCTAGTGGATTATATGCATGGGGTTACAAACTTAATAAAGGTGCATTAGATCCTTACACTGCTCAATCTGGAGAACTATTCTACTCCGATAATGAGTTTAATATTAAGAACTTCACATTAGATAGACTTGAAGAGTTTATGTTTAGTGCTCTTTCTGGAACTCTTACATCTCCTTCTACAAATGCAGGTTTCTTTGCATATTATGATGCTACTGCAGCAGCAACTTATAATTTAAGTTCTGTTAAGAGAGTTATTAGAAATAATTTTGATATTATCCGTAATCAGTTCTTACAAGATTCTTACTATACAAATCTTTCAACACTTAATGGTATTACAGTTCCTACTCCGACATATGGAACTAGAACTATTCCAACAGGTATTTCTGGTGGATTGAATAATACAGATTACTTCTATGGAACTCAAAGTGATAATTATGCTGAAGTAGAAAAATTAACCTTAAATGAAGGTAAGATTGTTCAGATATTTAAGAGAATGAGAATTGATGGTGACATCACTAATGGTCCTTTCACAATGGGTGAGACATTAGCAAAACAAGGTGATACTTCAATTACTGGTGTTGTTTACGGATTCCATCAGGATGCAAACTATAAGTATCTTGATGTTCAAGTAACTGGTGGAGTTTGGGGTATTACAGATATAATGGTTGGTGCTGCTAACAGTACTTCTGCACAAATCAGTGCTATTGAAAATAGAATTCAAATTAATAAACTTCAAGGAACATTTACTAATGATATTATATTCAAGGGTTATACATCAGGTGTCACAGCATCTCCTACAGGATTCTTAGTTCAGTCAGGTGCTGTTCTTAGAAATACTGGTGGTAGATTAACTATTGATACTGAGACATTCACTGGAACCTTTGAAACTACTGCTACTCTATTCCCAAGTGCTTCTGAAATATTCACAGAAGTTGTTAAGTATGATGGACTAGATGTTTCAGTTGGTGATAGAATTAACTCTGCTGGTCATACTAGAATTGGTATTTCAATTCAAGGTGGTGTTAACACATTCCAAGTTGGAGATAAGATTCATAGAGTTGATTCTAATTTCCAGAACGCTAATGTTTATGGTTACATTACTGAAGTTGATCTTGATAATAATTACATCTACTATAAGCAAGTTGTAGGTGCTGATTTCACAATCGGTCAATTTGTTGGTGCTTATGGTGCTGCTAATGATCCATTCAATCCTATCGGTTATGCACAAGTTTCAACTGTTGTTCAAGTTGCTGGTGCTGCAAGTGGTATCATTCAAGATATTGAAACTGTAGGTATCAATAAGAGACTTTATCTTGCTGAAATTAAAGGAACATTTAGTAGTAGAGATGGTATTATCGGTCCTGATAATTATAAGGGATCTATTAATACTTTAGTCAATCTTAAAGCAAGAGTTAAACGTTCCTTCAGAGGTTTTGATGGAACTCAAACTAACTTTAAACTTACAACTGCAAACGGAACTCCGTACTTCCCAGATCCTGCAGGTCACATGCTCATCTTTATTAATGGTGTGCTACAACCTCCTGGTGCTACATTTGCGTTTACAGCATTCTCTGATGAAATAGCATTTACAGAAGCACCTGATCTTGGAGCAGGTTTCTCAGGATTCTATATTGGTAAGTTAAGACAGTTAGATGACATATCATTCGAGTTTGATTCATTACGTCAATCATTTAACTTGAAACGTGATGATGTATTCTACTCATTGACTCTTACTGATGGTGTTCAGTCCACAACAATTAGACCTGAGAACAATATCATTGTATCACTCAATGGTGTTCTACAGGAACCAGGCGTTGGTTTTGAAATTGTTGGTTCTAGAATTATCTTCTCTGAGATACCTAGATTTGGATCTACATTTGTTGCGTTCTCCTACGTTGGATCTGAAGCAGACGTTGATGCTGCTGAAGTTGTTCCTCCAGTTGAACCTGGTGACTTTATTGATATACAAGGTGAAACATTAGATAGAGAAGTTGCTGTTATTGAATCTTCTAACTCTCTAATTACATTTGATTATCTTGGTTCTGTATTTGGAAACAAAGGACAAGGAACCGCAGTATTAACTACTGGTCAAATTGATAAAGTTCAGATCACATCTGGTGGTTCTGGATATACTTCTAGACCTACTGTTAGAATCGACTCTATCAGTGGATTTGAAGGCAACATTAAGGCATTAGTCGGTGTTGCTGCAGTTGAAATAAGTGCAACAGGAAGTGGATATCAAAATCCATCTGTCGGTGTTGCAACATCAGTTCCTGATGATTGGACAGCTCCTGACCTTTCACAATACGGTGAAGAGTTAGTAGACCCCGAAACCCCATAAATAACTAAAAATCTTTTACCAATGGCTAAACAAACTCTAGGTCTTGGATCCGCAGCTAATGATAATACAGGTGATACTCTTAGAGTTGGCGGTGATAAGATTAACGATAATTTTAACGAAATATATACCGCTTTGGGGAATGGATCAACATTATCCGTTGATACCACTAACCCTGCAACGGGACAGATCTTAAGGTACAATGGATCTACATTTTTACCTTCAGATTATACTACCTTAACATCTGCCTTAGATGTTTCTGGTAACTCAATTATTTCATCTTCAAATGGAAATATTACTGTAGCACCAAACGGAACTGGAGATGTTCTCCTGACAGCTGGTAGTGTTACATCAACATTTGATGGTGCAACAGGAACTATAGACTTTCCTACATCAATTCAATATAAAAATGAATATTCAGCGTTAGGAAATGCACCAGCTGCTGCAACTTACACTGGATACTTTTTTACTGTTGATGGTGATGATAATCCATATGTTAACATCAACATAACAGCTGGTGGTGTTGGTGATACAAGAGCACAGATAATAACTCAATATTCAAGTATTGATAAGTTAGCTGATGTAGATACAACTACTGCTGCACCTACAACAAACCAAATATTGAAGTGGAATGGAAGTAACTGGGCACCAGCTGATGATGAGGGTGCAGGTGGAGGAGCAACACAAAACTTATTTGCAACTGTAGCTGGTGATAGTGGATCAACAACTGCTAATGCTACAGCAGATACATTGACAATCGCTGGTGGAAGTAACATAACCACTGCAGTTTCGGGTGATACTCTTACAGTTAACTTCTCAGGATCTCTTTCTACAACATTGGCTGCTTTGACTGATACAAACGTAGCAGGCGTTGTTCAAGGTGATTCACTTTATTGGAATGGTTCTAGTTGGTCAATAAGCAGAAGTCCAATGACTTGGTGGGAAGTAGGTGCTAATGGATCTTCTGATTATACTTTCTCTGGTCCTGGTTTCTCAGGAACAGTCAATGATCCAACTCTTTATGTTTATAGAGGGTTTACATATGCTTTTGATAACTCTGTTGGTGGTGCACACCCCTTTAGAATTCAAAGCACACAAGGTTTGACTGGAACTCCATATACTGCTGGTCAAAGTGGTAGTGGATCTTCTATCTTGTATTGGACAGTTCCTTTGGATTCTCCAACTACACTTTATTATCAATGTACAATCCATGCTTCAATGCAAGGAACAATCAACGTAGTAAGTTAAGATTAAATGGCAAGAACAGTTCCTGGTTCTGGTGCAGAGATCAAACCAATTTTTGACGAATTGTTTGGTGTTCGAGCAGTGGAGGTTATCAATGGAGGATCATCTTACGATCCTACTGATCCTCCTAGACTTACCGTGGATGGATGTGGAACTCCAGACGTAGAGGCAATTTTATATCCAATTATTGACACAGACTCTGGTAGAATTACACACGTTCGTGTATTAGAAAGAGGTAGAGGATATGATCCTTTAAGACTTCAAATTACTCCAGAGCAAGATACACCAGGCGTTATAACTTCATTTGATATTAATAGAGTTTGGCAAGGTCATCCAAATTCTCCTACATCAGGAGTCTTTGCTACAGATAGTAATGGACAGAAAGTTGATAGATTAACAATAACATCCGATAATCACCCTAAACCATCTCAGTTATACCTCTCTGAGAGGCAACCAGGTGGGTCTGGTGACATTGTTGATAGAACGTTCAATCAAGCATATATCTACCGTGGTGGTAAAGATGTTCCAAATCCTACTACAAGAGTATTCAGACCAAATACAGTAAATGGTATTTTGGCAAATGGTGGTTTATTACATACACCAGATTGGGGAACTATAGGTAATGCAGATGTAAATTTACCTATTGATACTGTAAAATATGATTATGTAAAATCATCAAATGTATATGATGCTGTATTGGATAATAATACTTACTATTATCATTCAAGTAAAGTTGTTGATGAATTTGCACTTACAAATGGTGTATTTGAAAATGGTGATTTAGAAGTATTTACTTGGACTGTTAAAGTAGAAACTGGTAACGTAATGTTAAATGTTACTAATGTAGATGAAACTTTAGGATTTGTTGAAGTTGGTAGAGTTGTTGATGAGATAGGTGGAACTGCAAAAGGTGAAGTAACAAAAGTTGTAAAAGATTCTGGTGGAGCAGTTACAAGAATATATCTTCGTGATCTTACTGGTGATCCGTTTTTAGAAAATGATTTATGTATTGGTGCAAATGGATTTACATTCAAAGTAAGTGGAACTCCAATTACAGTTAATCCTTATTACATAGAATTTGGTCCTAGTGCAAACAAGTTTGGTCCTTTCGCACCAAATACTTTTTACTTTGCACCCGAAGATATAAAAGTTCAAGCAAATCAATTAATTATTTTTGATCAGTCAGATTCTAGTAATCAAAGTGGTAATCATTCTATCAGATTCAGCACAACTCCTGATGGAACTTTAAATGGTGGAACTCTTTATTATAATAGTACTGGTTCTTCTGCAGCAATATCTGCAGATTACGAAAACATATATCAACCAATATTCATAATGAATACCGATGAGGTAAACAAAGTTTACATTCATTGTGCTAATCACAGGTATATGGGTGGATATGCTGGTGATGAATCTTACATGATAAAAACGGTATCATCTCCGAGAACTGGTAATCAAAATACATATTACGTTGAAAATTACTATCAATCTGATGCTAATGATACATCAACAATAGATCGTTCAAGACATGTTGATGGTCATTCAAAAATTTTGGGTATGTCATATGATGGATATCCAATTTACGGACCTTATGGATATAATTCTAGTGGTGCAGTTGCTAGAGAAGTATCTAGTTATAGAACTAGAGTTACTGCAGAAATTCAAGGTGCTAGACAACCTGTAACTACTACAGGAACTGTTACATACGCAGTTACTATTTCCAATGGACAATTCTATTTTGATGGTAGTAGACCTGCATTTTTAGATTTAGATAGAGGAAAACAATATATCTTTAATCAAAATGATGCTAGTAACTCAGCATCTGCTTTTAATGGTTTGTTTATTTCAGAAACTCAAGATGGTTGGCATAGTGTAGGTGCTTCTGAAATAGGAAACACAACATATCTTTATGCAGGTCAAGGGATTCAATATTTTATCAATGGATCTGAAGTAACATATCAAGGTTATCTTTCTGCATTCCAAGGAGCAACAAGTCGTGAAGTAAGATTTACAATTCCTGTAAATTCTCCCCGTATTTTATATCTCTTTGGATATTCAACTTCTGGTCTTTGGATTAGAACTGTTAATGAAGGATATTTAATCGGTGATTTAACAAGTGATTATATTTACGATTCATCTGTAGGAACTTTAGATGAATATAACGGTAAATTTGCTCCGACTCCAGAGTATCCAAATGGAACTTACGCTTACTTTATGACCGAAAATAGTAGTGGTGAACCTGTTTATCCTTATGCTATCGGTCCTAAAATGTATAGCACTCCTGTTGATGAAGGAGATCTATTACCTACTCAAGAATCTACATTCCCAACTATTGCAGAGGGTGATGTAGTTCTTGCTTCTAATGGTAGTGTTTCATATATCAAGATGACAAAGAAAGGTGATAATTACTTTGGTCCTGCAAAAGCAAAAATACTTGGTGGAGAAGGAACTGGTGCTTTAGGAACTCCTGTTGTTCAAACTGTTACTGGTTTATCGCTTCTTAATTCGGGTAGATCTTATGCAACTCCTCCAACTCTTATATTTGAAGGTGGTGGTGGAGGTACTGGTGCTCAAGGTGCTGCAGAAATTGATGTTTTAGGTAAGGTTACATCAATTAGTGTTGCAAATCCAGGTGAATTCTATCAAGAACCTCCATTTGTTTTAATTACAGGTGGTGGTGGAATTGGTGCAAAAGCAACTGCACAAATTAGTCAAGGACAAATAACTGGTATTACAGTAACAGATCCTGGTTCTGGGTATGTAAATCCTCCAAATATTATCTTTACAAAACTTGTAAACTTAAAACGAAAGACAGATGCTAGACAAGCAAATAACTCTGAACAGATATATCTTACTGGTCTAGTTAAAAACTTAACTGCTTCTGAGACAACTGTATATGTTGATTCCACAGATGGTTTTCCTGGTTCTGGTAATCTAATCATTGATACAGAAACAGTATCATATACTGGTAAAGGTGAAGGTAGATTTACTGGATTAACCAGAGGTGTAAACTTTAATTATGATCAAAGAGTTATTCTTGATACTTCTCAGAATGATCAAAGTGGTATATCAACATATAAATTTAATGTTGGTGATAGAGTTATTCGTAGAGTTGAAAATGCAAATAACAAAGTTGCAAAGGTATATGACTGGAATCCTAATACTAGAGAACTTCTAGTTACATTTGAAGTTGACGAATTAGCATTTATTGATGGTGGTATTCCATCTACTTTAGATGCTATCGTTCAATTTGATGCAGGTACTGCTGCAAGTGCTCCATCTGGAAAAGAACCTCATATTGTTTTGGTTTCAAATGGAGATACTATTACATTATTAACAGAACCAATCTCCACTTTCAATAATAGAAAGTTTCAAGATATTGCTGAAAATGCTGGTGCTGGTGATGGCATTCCTGATTTGGTAAATACTTCTACTGAATATGCTAACCAAATTAGTTTAGATGGTGGACTATATAATTCATTATATGGTATTGAAGAAACTCAGGGTGGAACTAACACAACCCTATTCCAAGTTGGTGATAACATAAAAGATGCTACTATACCATTCAAGTATGCTAGTATCACAGCAGCAGGTACTTTAGCAGATGGTGTTGAGCATAATGGTATTTTAAACATATATCTAGATGCTAATAATGGAAACGGACAAAACTACAGTGTTAATGACGTTGTAACTGGATCTGTGTCATCTGTTCAAGGAACGGTTGTTTCTTGGGATCCATCAACTTCATTATTAGTTGTAAATAATATTGTTCCTTATAACACAACTAATATTAATGTTGGAATAGGTGGATTCTTATATGAGTTCTCATCTAAGGGAACTATTGTTGATTACTACGTTCAAGCACCAGGAACGAACTATACCGCACCTCCAACTATAGCTATTGAAAATACTGGTGATATACAATCAACTGCAACTGCTGTCATGACAGCAGCAGGTGACCAAGTAGCATCTATCAGTGTTGTTAATGGTGGATATGGTATCCCTCAGACAGTTGACGGGACATACAACATACATCCTACCGTGACATTCACAAATGCGACTGGCGACACTACTGGTAGTGGTGCTGTTGCACAGGCAATTTTAGGTGGCGAAGACCTAATTGGTAACGGTGGTGCACGTTATAGAATAAAACGAATTGAATATCAAACAATCCTTCGCTCGTAAGCACTATAAATAAACAAGAGGAACAAACACCTTAGGACATGGCAGCTCTATTAACTGATCAATTTAGGATTTTTTCAGCGAAAAAATTCATTAAAGCACTCGAAGGTCCTGTAGCATCTCAAAGTGATGATGCAGCAGGCACGTCGAGGGATAGGCTCTACCTTTTTATTGGTAGACCACAATCATGGGATAATGAAAACTCGCCTCCACAGGCAGTTGATTCATTCTCAGAGTTTGCTGATTCATATGATGATATGGTATCCATGAAGAGAGTCCTAGCTTCTGATACTGTTCAAGTTTGTCGTAGAATTGACTGGGTTTCTCCAGAACAAACTACTGGTGGTTTGGGATTTACTTATGACATGTATCGTCATGACTATTCTCCAACTAAAACTGCTTCCTCAGGTGCTACCAAACTATATGATTCCGACTTCTATGTTGTAAACTCTCAATATCAAGTTTATAAAGTAATTTACAATGGAACATCGCCAAGCGATCCTAATGGAAAACCTTCTACAGTGGAACCTACAGGTACTTCTACTTCAATCATTACTACTGGTGATGGTTATCGTTGGAAATACATGTATACCATCCCCGTAGCATCGGTTCTTAAATTCTTTTCAAATGATTATATGCCAGTGTTCACTAACGATGCTGTTCAAACGAACGCAGTTGCAGGTGAAATAGACACTGTTGTAATCAATGCTGCTGGTTCTGGTTATAACAACGGAACTTATGATAACGTCTCTATAAATGGAGATGGAACTGGTGGTAGAGTTTCTATTGTTGTAGATGGTGGTAAAATTATCTCTGCTACTGTTACATCTGGTGGAACTGGATATACATTCGGTAAAATTAGTGTTGATAGTATAGCAGGTATCGGAACTGGTTCTGGTGGACAAGTTGATGTTATCATTCCTCCTCCAGGTGGACATGGTGAAGATTCAGTTGTAGAACTTGGTGCTTTCCGAGTTATGATCAATGCAAAACTATCTTATGATGAAGGTGCTGGTGACTTCCCGATTGATAACGACTATCGTCGTATTGGTCTAATTACTAACCCTTTAAAATTTGGAACTACTGAATTAATTTCTGATTTAACAGTTTCTGCTACTAAAGCAGTTATCTTCTCACCTACATTCCAAGGTAATTATGTTCCTGATGAAATCATGACACAGAGTAGAGTTGTCGGTGGAACGACTGTTACTGCTCGTGCTCGTGTTATTTCTTGGAACGCAACAACAAAAGTTTTGAAATACTATCAAAACTCTGTAGACGGTATCTTCCCAGAAGTTACTGGTACACAAAATGAATTTGATGGATCAAACGTTATTAATGGTGTAACATCTGGTGCTGCTGGTCAACCTGATGTTAACTTTCCTGCAGTCCCTAATACTTCTTCAAGAACTATTAACAACACAGAATACGACTTAGGTATGAAATTTAACTCTGGATATGCAAAACCCGAAGTTAAATCAAATAGCGGTCAGGTTGTTTACATAGATAATAGGAGATCTATTAGTCGTGCAAACGACCAGGTAGAAGATATCAAAATCGTAATCGAGTTCTAATGGCACAAAATACCAATCTAAACGTCACCCCATACTACGACGATTTCGATAAAGCGAAAAACTTTTATCGAGTGCTGTTCCGTCCTGGTTTTCCAATACAGGCACGAGAACTGACATCGATGCAAAGCGTCATGCAGAATCAGATCGAGAATGTAGGTTCTCATCTGTTTAAAGATGGTGCAATGGTTATTCCTGGTCAAGTTGGATATGACCTAGAAACCGATGCGATCATGCTTCAAGAATCTTTCTTGGGTGCTGACGTTGAATTGTATAGAACTCAATTAGAAGGTAAAATCATAACTGGTTTGACCTCTGGTGTAAAAGCAAAAGTATTATTCTCTATCTCAGAGACAGTTTCGACGAAAGGATATATCACACTTTACCTTAAATACATTGAATCTGGTGGTACAGGTAACGACCAGACAACTTTTACTAACAATGAACAGTTAGTTACTGATACTGAAATTACATTTGGAACCACTCTTATTGAAGTTGGATCTCCATTTGCACAGTTACTTCCAACATCTGCTATTCAAAGAGGATCTGTAGCATACGTCCAAGAAGGTGTATACTTCATTAGAGGATTCTTCGTAGATGTTCCTTATCAATACATTCTTCTTGAACAATATGCAACCAACCCCAAATACAGGGTCGGACTCGAAATCCTTGAGTCAATCATCACCCCAGAAGATGACTTATCCCTTAATGATAACGCTGCAGGCACATCTAATTATGCTGCTCCTGGTGCTCATAGATTCAGAATAACAACTAATCTAATTAAGAAGTTAATTGATGATGATGCAGATAAAGACTTCATCGAATTACTTCGTATTAATGGTAATAAGATAGAAAAAATTGTTGATCGTAGTGCATATGATGAACTAGAAAAATCTATGGCTCTTAGAACTTATGAAGAGTCTGGTGATTATGTTGTTAAAGATTTTCAAATCACTATTAGAGAAAACCTTGACGATGGATTTAATAATGGTGTTTATGTATCAGGAGATACTACAGCACAAGGTAATAGTGCTGCAGAAAGTTTCTATGCTGTAGAGTTTGGTCCTGGTACTGCATATGTTAAAGGATTTAGAGTTAAAAACTTAGCACCTGCATATGTTGACTTGGTAAAACCAAGAGATACTAATGCTGCTCAGAATATAACTATCCCATTCAATATGGGTAATTATAGTAAGATCAATAATGTTTTTGGATTCCCAAATACATCAGGATCTACAATTACTAATGCATATCAAACTGTTGAATTAAGAGATACATTTTCAGCATCAGCAGGTACTGCTGCAGGTAATGTTATTGGATATGCAAGATGTGCATCAATGGAGTTTCTTAGCGATTCAAACTCAACGTTTGGTGATGCAAATGATGAATATAAATTATACCTTTATGATGTTCAGATGTTTACTGCCATTGAGATGGCAACAGCACAAACCATTACATATGGTTCATTAGTTGTAGGTAAAACATCAGGTGCTAGAGGATATATTGAAGCTGCTATATCATCTGCAGATCACATGAACTTATATCAAGTTGAAGGTGAATTCCAAGTTGGTGAAATGTTGACTGTTGATGGATTAGATAAAGATACTGTTGAAGTTGTTCATACTTATGCATATTCTGATTCACGTCAAGTTGTCACTCGTGATGAATCTACAACTTCAGTTGAATTTACTGCTGATTTAGTTCTTAGTGACTTTACTGCAATTCAAGGTGATAATTTCACATATGATGCTACAAGTAGTAATGAGAAGATTACTGGTTTAAACTCTAACTTTGCTGCAGACTTAAGACCAGGAGATAGAATATTTTTCTCAAGTACTAAATTTGTTGACGTAGATAAAGTTAATCCTACATCTTTAACTGCAAATCAGATATCAACAATCTTTGATTTTGCACAATTTGAAGTTGATGTAACACCTGGTGCTGGTAGTGCTGCTCCTAGTGCAGGTGAATATACTAATCTTGTAAGATATAGAGCAACTCTACTTGATACTTTAGGTGCTTCTCTACTACAACCATTACCAAAACCTTATGTTAAGAGTATTTCTGATGAATCAATGGTTGTCAGAAGAACTTTTGATGGTCAAACAGTTGCTGCAAACTCTGTAT